ATCATCCAGGAGATGAAATAGAAGATAGAAATCTTCCTTGGGCTCACGTACTAATCCCTACAAATATGGGAACTGGTGCAGGTGGTGCTGGTATTAGTATGAATACCCGTGGTGGTGAAGTTGTGATTGGGTTTTTTGCCGATGGGGAAGACGCACAACAACCAATTGTAATTGGTTCATTATACAATGGAGCAAATGTAGATTACTTGAATACTTTTACGCAAGGAACAAAAGGATTTAAGTTATTCCAACAAAAACCAGGAGCAATTGTTAGTCCATATAACAAAACCGTAAGGAATGGCAAATCATCTCCAGGTGAACCTGGAATAGTAAAAACATCTGGTTATCACAATGGAGCAGGGACTGTAGCAAAAGAAGTGATAGATAACAATAATCCAACAGTAACTATTCCAGGGCACTGTAGAGAAGGAAAGGATGTTGTATCCCAAATCAATAAAGGATTAATCAAATTTATTCAGTTGATGAATGAAGTTAAGTACGTTAATGATACTTACATCAATCCAGTTTTAAACAAAGTTACTGATATTTCATCAGAGATTGATGAGATTGCTATTGTAATATCTGATGCTCTGATATGGTTGGTAAAATATATACGAGATGAAATTATAACAGGGGTCTATAATCTTTTAGAGGATTATATCGAACAAGTAAAACTTCCGAAGTGGGCGGAATTTTTAAAGAAGGCAGCAGCAGGTGAGATTGCTGATGGGATATGGTGCCTTTTCTTAAATATCATCAAGAAAATAAAAAATTTTGTTTTTGAGTTTTTGTTTGGAATGATTGGAAAGGTAGCAAGTATTCCAGTATGTTTAGTGGAAACTTTTACTGGTAGTATTTTGCAGTCAGTAGTAAATGAAATTCAAGATGCCATTCAACCTGCACTAGATCAGATTTCTTCTACTCTAGGTGGAGGAATTGGAACTGTAATGTCATATGTAGAAAAGGCAATTGGAATTACAAAAACAATTGCAAGTTTTCTTCAGTGTGAAGAATCTCCCTGCAAACAAGTCTTTAATTATGAAATGAACAAAGGATTTGTTCCAAAGGATGGAGACATTAAGTTCCAAAATATTATTAATTATTCTCCAGCACAAGGATTGAGAAATCTTTTAGATGATGGTAAGAAACAGGCAGCAGGATTTTTGGGTGGAATATCTGGAGGGGAAGGATTGCCTGAAGAATTGGCACCATATGTTGGTGGTTGTGATGTAAGTCTTCAGTGTGGAATGCCACAAGTTAAGATTTTTGGTGGAGGAGGATCTGGCGCAACTGGAAATGCAGTTGTTGATTCATTTGGACAAATTATGGGAGTTAATATTACAAATCCAGGTGGGGGATATTCTTCTCCTCCATATGTTTCATTCGAAGATTCTTGTGAAAATGGAACTGGAGCATATGGATATGCTCGAATTGAAAATGGGAAATTATCAGAAGTTGTGATGCAAAATCCTGGAGGTGGATATTTAGGACCAGATACATCAAATGTTGATGAAGAATCTGATGAAGAAACTTTAATACAATCTTCTTGCTCTATCCCTCCAGCAGAATCTTCTGGTGCTATTGTTTATCCTTATGTTCTTAATGTAATCATTGAAGAGACTGGAATTGGATATTCTTCAGAGGACTTTGCAATTAATTCAAGTTGTCCTGATAGTGATGTGAGATTAGATTTAGAATTGGATGATGATGGAAGAATTACTGCAGCAAAAATTACTAATCCAGGAACATCTATTAATACATACCCAGAGTTGGAAATAAATAGTGATACTGGATCTGGAGCAATTCTGAAACCCGTTTTAGGATTTAGTACAACTCCACCAGAGGAACGAATTAGTAATGTAGAAGTTCAAACTGTTGTATATTGTTCTGATAAGAAATGACCCTTAAAAAACCTCAACCTCAACCCACGGGTTATGTAATTAGTGATCCTCAAGATGGGACCATTATTATCGGAAAAGATCCAGATTCAAAAAGACCTAGACAAATTGAATTAGGAGCACAATCTTTAGGTTGTATCCGTCTTTTTGGTGATGGTGGATTTGATATCAGAAGTAATCCATCATCACAATTAAAAGATAACATCATCAGTAACTCAAAAGATGGTCTTGGGATCTATAGTAATGGAAAGGGAATTCATATTGATGCTGGAAATGGTGAGTTAACAATTACAGCAAGAAGTATTGTAATCAATGCCACAGGAGCAGACGAAGCAGGAGTTACAATTAGATCCGCACAACACATAAATTTAGATGCTGCTGATAATATTAAGATAGAGGGATCAAACGTTGCAGTAGCAGCAAGAAATAAATTAATTATAGCATCAAAAGGTCTTTTAAATATAAGAGGTAAAGGTGGAGTTCTGATTTCAGAACCAAAGACCAAATTAATTCCAACATCAATATCTGATGTAATACAAACTGCATTCCAATTCATTCTTCCGGAGTATTTTTAATGGACGCTGACGTAGTAAATTGTTCTTCGATGCAAGTTGGAGAATCTATATCTTTTCCAATTTCATCAGCAGAATTTTGGCCTAGTATTGATCCTCAAGCAATTTTTTCTCAACAAAATTGGGGCATCTCAAACTTTGTTGGAATGCATAATCAAGTTGGTCTTTATAATGGTATTGGATTATGGAATCAACTTGGAACTTATAGTGGAATTGGATTAGGATTGCACGTTGGTGGACACGTTGATGCTCAACCATCTTATGATAGTGCCGCAGTAACTACTGATTATGCTTCTCCGGATGGAGATCTCTGGGGAGATTGGGATTATAACGGAACCCCATTAGATTACTTACACAATCATTCCGACGTTCGATTAAAGGAAAATATCAAAACCCTTGATAGTTCATTGGATAAAGTTTTAAATCTTCGTGGTGTATCATTTACCTGGAATAAGCAATTAAGTCCATATGTAGGTAGAAGAAAAGATGTTGATATTGGTTTAATAGCACAAGAAGTGGAAGAAATTATTCCAGAAATAGTTCAAGAAACTTCAATTCCAAATTTAGATTTTCAAATTAAAAATGTAGATTATGATAGACTTGTTCCGGTACTAGTAGAAGCAATTAAAGAGCAGCAAAAGCAAATTGAGGACCTGAAGGAGACAGTCAGCAAACTGTCCACTCCTTCGGAAAAAGTCCAAGGAGTATGCTATGATACATAGGTCACTACCCCCCGACAAGATGCAAATTTCCAAAGAGCAACTCAAAGACCTCCAAGCAATGCACGAAGATATGGCAGCATATTTCACTGATGAGAATTTTCCCATTAGTGGAGAAACTTATTGGACTTGTGTAGAGTGTCTTGCTATTGCTAAACTTGCTGAACTTCGTGGAGAACTTGTTGCCTGATTTCAAAATTGACTTTTAATTCCAAAAATCGGGCAAAAAAATCTCCGGGTAAAAAATGCCCCTAGGGTTTTTATAACCATTCGTCATTAGCAGGGTCTTGTAGGAATTCAAGTATTTGTTGAGTGCTTTGAATTCTTTGATTTAATTTATTTTTTGACTGTGTATAAGCATATTGTTGAAGTTCAAACTCTGATCTAGATGCCTTTAAAGTATTGACTTTATCAATTAGGTCATTTCGTTCGGTTTGAAGAATTTGTATTTGATTAGTTATATTTGTAATTGAAGTTGCATATCCAGCACATTCCCCACTCGTGCATCCCAAAAATGGGTTCGAACAAACGTTAATGGGTGAGAAATAACTTCCTATTGCTACTTGATTGATATAATCCTGAGTTCCAATTCCAGCATTTCCGACTGTTAATGTTCCATCGGTTGGAGAAAATGGATTTGGTGCAGTATATGTGTATCCTCTATATCTTGCTTGATCTTGATTTACGATAGTTGTTGTAAGACCTGCAACCCAAGCAGTGGAACCACATCCAACGGAATTTGCTTGTTCTCCAATATCCAACACTAACTGCTGAAGATCTCTTATTTGAGTATTGATTGATACGACTTCTTCATCCAGTGATTCAATTGGAACATCAAAATTCTCAATTAATTGATTTGGACCAAAAACTTTTATTTGATGAGTTGAACCAATTCCAGTGGTAACTGCAATTCCAACTTCTAGAGTTTCAATTTGAGATATTTGTGCTAAATCTAAAGAAATTCGTTGATTATAAAACGCAATAATCTCTTCAGTTTCCGAACTAATTGCCATTTATCAAAAAATACTAATAATCTTATTTATTGATAAATAAGTCAGAAGAAAAATTAGTAGGATAATCTCCAAATGCCTTTAGCGAGACTCGAAAATTTACTGAAAAATCTGAACGGTAATATTCTTTATGTAGATCCGGCACAGTTAGATTCAACGGATTCTACAGATAATAGAGGAAATTCTGCTTTAAGACCTTTTAAGACTATTCAAAGAGCACTCCTTGAAGCAGTTAGATTCTCATATATTCAAGGTGCGAATAATGACTTATTCGACCAGACAACAATTCTAATTTCCCCAGGTACTCATTATATTGATAATCGTCCTGGATTTTATGTAGATGGAGATACTATTAAAAATTATAGTGGAACAACCACT